GGCATCATCACGCCGCACGCGGCACCGATTCACGTGGTCGAAGCACTTGCACTAAAACAACCGCAAATTATCGACAATCAAGGGAGCCTTCTGAATGTTCAACACGCGCAACCACAGTAACCCGTCGGTCATGAAGCACAACTTCGCGCAGGTTCCGCGCGCGGAGATCCCACGCTCGACCTTCGACCGCAGCCACGGTTACAAAACGACGTTTGACGCGGGCTGGCTTATCCCGATCCTGGTCGACGAGGGTTTGCCGGGCGACACGTTCAAAGTCAACATGACGGGCTTCGCGCGTCTGGCAACGCCGATCTTCCCCATCATGGACAACATGTACATGGACACGCACTTTTTTGCGGTCCCGATCCGGCTGGTGTGGACCAACTGGCAAAAATTCAACGGCGAGCAGACCGACCCGGACGACTCGACCGACTTCACTATCCCGCAAATGACCGCGCATATTGTGGCGTCAGGTTCGCTCAGTGATTACTTCGGGCTGCCGATCACGGCGAACAACATCGACCACATGTCGCTGGTGCACCGCGCGTACAACCTCGTTTACAACGAATGGTTCCGCGATCAAAACATGCAGGATTCTGTCGTCGTCGACAAAGACGACGGGCCGGATACGATCACGGATTACGTGCTGTTGCGGCGCGGGAAACGGCACGACTATTTCACCAGCTCGCTTCCGTGGCCGCAGAAAGGCGACGCGGTATCAATCCCGTTGGGCACAAGCGCGCCTATCGCGACGGCTCTCGGTGACGGGAATATCGTCACCGTCAACAATCTGACGGCGGATAACCGCCGTATGACAATCAACGGAGGAGGAAAGCTGCAAACGGACACTGGGTCCGAGAGTGCAGCCAATGCGCTATATGCCGATCTCACCGACGCGACCGCAGCAACGATCAATAGCCTCAGACAGGCTTTCCAAATTCAAAAAATTCTCGAGCGGGACGCACGCGGCGGAACGCGGTATACGGAAATCATCCGCGCCCATTTTGGGGTTACTTCACCCGATGCTCGACTCCAAAGACCTGAGTACCTTGGAGGAGGAAGTTCTCCTGTCGTTGTTACGCCGATTCCTCAAACAGGCTCAACGGACGCTACCACCCCCCAAGGAAACCTTGCGGCGTTTGGCACGGCATTACTTGGAAATCACGGATTCACGGCGAGCTTCACGGAGCACGTTATTATCATCGGGCTGGTATCAGTCCGTGCCGATCTCACCTACCAACAAGGGATAAACCGGATGTGGAGCCGTAGCACGCGCTACGACTTTTACTGGCCGGCGCTCTCTCACATCGGCGAACAAGCGGTGCTGCAAAAAGAAATCTTCGCGAGCGGGACGCCAGCCGAGGACGATATCGTGTTCGGCTATCAAGAGCGTTACGCGGAATATCGTTACAAACCGTCCCAGATCACGGGGCTTCTGCGTTCCGACGCTGCGGGCACGCTTGATTCGTGGCATCTCGCGCAGGACTTCGCCACGGCTCCGACTCTCGACAACGATTTCATCGTCGAGGACCCGCCGGTCGACCGGTGTATCGCGGTGCCGTCGCAGCCGCACTTCATCTTCGACAGCTACTTCAAAATGCACTGTGCGCGTCCGATGCCGGTCTACGGCGTGCCGGGCATGATGGATCACTTCTGATGGGCTTCGGACTCGATTCCATCTTCAGCGCGGGCGTCGACTTGTTCCAAAGCGAGCGGCAGCTCGATCGCGACGCGGACGCCGCCGACACGGCGTGGCGTCGCGGTCAGGAAAACATGGGCATCAGTAATGCCTTCTCAGCAGCCGAAGCGCAAAAAGCCCGGGAGTTCAACGAGCGCATGTCCGCGACGGCGCACCAGCGCCAAGTCGAGGACCTGAAAGGGGCGGGGTTGAACCCGCTGCTCTCGGTGAATCGCGGCTCAGCCGCCGCCGGGCCGGCGGCGAGCTCCGCCACGGCGAACGCTCCTACGCAAGCGGCGGCGCCGCGGGGAAGCGGGCTTGCTTCGGCTATGGCGATGGAGCGCGTCAATGCCGAGGTCGACCAGACCAAGGAACTGACGAAACTCACCGAGGAGGACTGGCGGCTACGCAAAATGGACTGGAACGTCCGGCTTGCCGATCAACGCCTGCGGCTTCAGCAAACAAACACGGAGGAGGAGCGCACGCGCGCGGAGAAATACAATGCCGACATTCTTCAATCCACGGCGAAAGGCAAAGCTCTCGAGGGAGAAATCGACGAAGGCGACTGGGGTAAATTCTTCCGTTACCTTGACCGCCTGCGCGGCAGCGCTGGGGCATATCGTGATATCCGACCCCGGTAACCAAAGGGGCATGGGGCGAAGCCCCATATCTGCGAATACGTTTCGCTTCCCACTCTTGGGCACGTGCGGACCAGTTAGCACCCTTCTACAAGCAAATCCCACGCTACTGCATTCGCAACTTTCACTTCAAATTCACGTACTTACCTAACTTAAAGGACACCATATCCATGGATTTCTACTCTGCTTATTCAGAAAAACCAAGGGTGCAACTAACCTGCACAACGAAAGGCCGCACGAAACAACAATTCAAAGACGAATGCGACATCAACACGATCATCCGTCGCTTCCTCAAAACCGGGGTCATGGACTTCACGGCCAAACACGAGCCGCAATACGGTGACGTCACGGGCCTGGAATACACCGACTGCATGAACAAGGTGGTCCAGGCTAAAAACCTCTTCCTCGATCTCCCAGCTGCGCTTCGCGCACGGTTCCACAACGAGCCGGCGGAATTCCTCGATTTCATCCAAGAGCCGGCGAACAAGGAGGAGGCGCGCAAGCTCGGGCTTCTGAAGCCCGAGGCTGCGTCCTCCGACGTCCCCGCTACCCCCCCAGCCACCGCTACCGCAGATACGGCCAAAACCGCTTAGAACGCGTCCAATCCCCCTTAGCCGCCGCAATGGCGGCTTTTTTTTGCCTGCAACGAGCCAGATGCTCGGCATCGCGCCGCATGAGCGGCGCGCGCTACGGCGCGGACCAGACCAATTACTTACTTGATGTAATTGGTCTAGGTGACACCAAAATAGATTATAAAAGGGGGGTCTCGGGTTGCTGCAGTGCAGGATTGAACAGATTACACATTGCATGCCAAACTGCGACACACGTTTCAACTACAGGGTGTAGTCGATGCTCTTCTACAAGTTGGTCGTCAGCGTTGCGACATGCCTCGCGCTCGCGTGGCTCCAATTTCATCCACTTCCGGAGATCTTCAATGCGCCGCCACAAGCTCAGCAGAGGTAAATCCCGTCGGCTGTTCAGCAAAACTGCGTCCAGGTCACACCGCAAGAATTCGCGCGGGGCGCCGATGCGAGGAGGCATCCGGCTGTGACATTCCGGGAATATCTGGTTGAACTTCTCGGCCCGGTGACGGAGGAGCACGCGGAGTCGTTGGCCGACGCGATTATCGAAACGCTCGAAAGCAACCCGGAGATGCTTAATGCCCTGCTATCACCCGCTTCACGGGTATCAGTCGACTCGTGCGAATCCTGAAACTGGGAAATACCCTTGGGTCGCCCGTCTCGCCAAAGCCGGGAGCCTCACGGCTAAGCACCTCGCGATTCCGTGCGGGCGCTGTATCGGATGCCGTCTTGAACGCTCGCGGCAATGGGCCATTCGTTGCGTTCATGAAGCGAGCCTGCACGAAGATAACGCGTTCATAACGCTGACCTACGCGCCCGAGAACATCCCCCCCGGTGGCACCTTAAAAAAAAACACTTTCAAGACTTTGCGAAACGTCTTCGAAAAAAATTCGCGGGGCGCGCGATCAAGTATTTCCATTGTGGAGAGTACGGCGAGCAGCTCGAGCGTCCTCACTATCACGCGCTGCTGTTCGGACTTGACTTCCCTGATAAGGAACACTTTAAAAACTCTGCCGGAGGAGAACGCATTTATACCTCCGAGATTCTGTCCCGGCTGTGGCCGGCCGGTTTCAGCACGACGGCGGCCGTCACGTTTGAGTCTGCAGCCTACGTAGCACGCTACTGCGTGAAAAAGATCAACGGAAAACCGGCGAAAGAGCACTACGAAAACATCGACCTTGAAACGGGCGAAATAGTGGACCGGCTTCCTGAATACACGACGATGAGCCTCAAGGATGGCGGCATCGCCGGCAACTGGTTCAAAAAATGGAAAGGAGACGTGTACCCGAGCGATAGCGTCGTCGTCCGCGGGCGAGAAATGAAACCTCCGAAATTCTACGACCGGCTTCTGGAGCTAGAGGATCCAGTTGCCCGCGAAGCGATCAAACAACGCCGCCTGGAAAAGGCGGCTGCACGTGCACACGACAACACAACCGCCAGGCTGCGGGTCCGCGAGACCGTCAAGCTGGCTCAATCAAAAATGCTTAAACGAGGGATCGAATGATCACAATTATCTGTGGCGTGCTCGACAAGAAGGCACGCGCGTACTCTTCACCGTTCTTCCAGGCGCACTGCGACGTCGCGATTCGCGCGTTTCGTACAGCTGTAAACGATCCAAGTCACCCGATAGCGAAGCATCCCGAGGACTATTCGATGTGGCTCCTCGGGACGTTCGACGATGCGACCGGCATCATCACGCCGCACGCGGCACCGATTCACGTGGTCGAAGCACTTGCACTAAAACAACCGCAAATTATCGACAATCAAGGGAGCCTTCTGAATGTTCAACACGCGCAACCACAGTAAC